AGCTATTATGAAAAATAAGCCCTATACCAGCATTATAATTCGCCTGAACCGCACCAACTAAATCACGGAGCCATATTGTCCAAGTGCGGGTCATTAAACCTTGTTTATCTGAAACAATGGTTCTTTCCGGTACAATTGGAACAACTCTTTTAGCCATTTATCTAGCCTCAACAAAAGCACCGCCAATATCAATCGGTATCGGTTCAGATGTTTTTATTTTGAAGATGAATTGTCGCGCAATGCCAAGTCTATTCCACTTGACGCGCTGTGTGTAATTGCCTATTTTGCCTATTCTAGCCTCTTTATAGTTGCTGTATGTCTTGCCGCCATCCTTCGAGAACTGCATTAACATAATCGGGTCACTGCCTTGACCAGAAGTAAGGCCAACACCGGTACTCATATCAATTTCAAGACTACCAATAGAAAGAAACTCTCTACCGTTATTTAGCGTAGGAAGTACAAATTCACGAACAATCGGCTCGTTATCATCTGTATAGTACTGATTTGACATAACAAAGATTCTGCCACTCTGGAAATCACCAACAAGAGTCTTTAATCCAAAGAAAATAGAATTATCTGCTTGATGACGCCCAAAATTGTAACTCTTCATTATGTGCCATGCGCCTGTTGATATATCAAACGACCATGTAATATTATTTGCAGGAATAGTCAGAACATAAAAAAGATGCCCTTCTTCCTGGTACGTGTAAGCGAAAGCATCAGCGAGATCAACATTCTTCAGTGTTTTTTCAACAATATTTGTGCTCACTCTAATCGGGGTATACCCAGACATACTATAAACCATCAAATCAGATCCGATGAAATACACTGTATTATTCTGCTTTGCGATACTATAAGGAGCAGCACAGCCTTTTTCAACAAATGCAGATTGATTCCGTTCAAATGGGAAATCTCCTGCACCTGAATTGTACCAAACCTCTATTGTTCTGGTACCAAACATAAATACTTCTCTATGGTCACTCAATACAGCAACCAGGTTATCAGGTTGACCCTCAGCACTTGCAAAGTCGTTCGCGTCAAAATCTGCGCTTAATAGCTCTGATATGAAGAATTGACCAGTATCTTTCCGCTCAAACAGAAAATAACCATCTTGATACGTTACGGTTCGAGCAGGATAAAAGCCCTCATCATCAATTTCAATGACTTCATCAAGGCTTGTGTCATAGTAAAAGCCTTTGAATCCATCAACGACAACAACCTGAATGCCGTTATCTGACATGATTCCGCGACCTTTGAGGTCAACATCTCCGAGTTCTTTGTAATTTCCATTCTTAAAGATCTCATAAAATTTTGTAGGTGTGACAGCAAAAGCCCGGTTACCGTTCTCATGTGTACCCAATATCGGGAAAGTTGGTAGCTCACAAAAATATGCGAGTCCAGGGGTGTTGATCAGATTAAACTTGTACTTACCGCCAGTACTTGCCCTTGGATAAACATTAATAAGGGCTTCACTTCCTGAAATATCCTGTTCAGAAGTGTTTATTACAAGGGGAATTTCTCTTTGTCTGCCCATTAGTTATCCGATGTTATGTTGTAGCGTCCATAGCCCTTTCTTTTGTCTGAGAGCGCCCTATCGACTCTTAAAACAATATCTCTATAGTTTGACCGCTTGATCAGCTTTTTGCCTTCTATAGCCAATGTAGCGACTGAAGAAGTAACGGTTTGCTGCCATTCATCAGCTAAGTCAATAGCGAGATTATAAATAAGAGCTTTTTCATAGCCAGGGGGTAAATTGATTTCATCAGTAAGGTTTGCAGTTGATAAAATACCGCTTAATGGCTGAATAACCTCTAAATGAAGCGTTTCATTAGCATATGGTACTGTATCAAATAAAATTGTATCTAATGGCCAACCCTCTCTAACATAGATTCTTGAAGGTCTGGCTTCTGTTGTTTTGCGGCTAATAAGTGAATATTGGCGAGCTTCCATCTTTCTCAAATGGAAATCAGTACCCGCACTATCACGGATAAAAGATGTAATAATCTTTTCGGGTCTGGCAGTTTCAATATGTGAATCAGGTATCGGAGCAGTAGGGTAAATCCCTATTGTATACTCTGAGGTGCCAGTTATTAAGGTGTGTGTAACTACATTTACAATGGGGATCAAGAGCGTTTCGAGCGCCCATGAATCCACCATTTGAGTAAACGTTTCCAGGGCGTCATTGCCTTGATCAGCAGGAAGCGGCTCTCCTGCCGCTAATACGCCTATTTTACGCATTGAAGCGCGTATTATGTCACCTACTGTTCTAGCCATTTATGCCTCTAGTTTTTCATTGATTTTTTTGATCATTGTTTCTTCTTTCCAATTCGGCATGAAATTTAATTTCAATTCTTTTCCGAGGTGGATTAACTCATCTTTTTCAAGAGATTCATTGTTTTCTTTGAATCGCTCTTGAAGAGTAGGCGGTTTATCATCTGCACTTCCTGAGCCTGAATCCATCAGGTTTTCGCTTGAAGATTCTTCAGGTTCTTCTTCAGAAGACTCCTTGAGTCCTCTTTTAATAGCCTCATTGATCAGGTCTTCATCTGAAAAGTTATCCATATCTATGGCGGCAGAAGCCATTTTGTTAGCCTCAGCCTGAAGTTGCTCTTGAGTTAATACAAAAAATCCAATATCTTCAAGAACTTTGATGAGCAATTGAGGGTCGGCGTTCACGGCCTCATCAGCCAATATCCCTGTATTCATTTCTTTAGGGAGCTTCAATCTTGCGGGGGTATCTGTCCACCCGTTTTTAAGCATTTCTTGACACTCTTCTGATTGTTCACCGCCGTAAAAGCTGAACATTTCGCCTTTTGGCTTCTCTTCACTGAAAAGAAATACTGGTGCTTTTTTAACTTCTTTACTTTTATCCATTCATAAACCTTTGTAAATATTATTGTAAAAACCCAATGCCCCGCCCATTACAGACGGAACCATTGGTTTATGGGAAAAATTAACCTACAGCAGCGCCGTACATTCTTAACGCCAATTCGTCATTAATCATGTGAACACCCCAGATAACATCAATACGAGTTGTCTCAGCGTCTTCAATGATATCATAACCCTGAGTCATAGACAATGATAGTCCACTAATAGGATCGTTAACACGGGCTTTAACAACAGCAGAACGAGGAAGGTCCTTATCGATCATACAAAGAGCAATCGCTTCTTTGTGGAAAAGATAATTCTGCTCGTAAACTTTGCTAGCGTCACCAACAACAGTGATAGGCGCGTTATTAGGAGGTAACTGAGTTACATTCTGATAAGCGGCAAGACTGATTGTGTCTCCATCATCATTAGTAGTGGTAGCAGTTCCGTCATTCAGCGCAGGAGTGAAAGTGATTGTACCCGCACCAGCAGCGCTAGTTTCAACAACAGCAGATACAACAAATTCATGTAGTAAGCCAGTAGTTTCATAACTCTGAGGATTAACACCGTACACACCGTCCATTGTGAACACATCGCCAACAGCAAGATAATTGAGGTTCGCAACAGCAAGTCCACCATCAAAAGTAACACTGGTACCATTTGTGATAGGAGTTGTGCCTTCAACAAGGGGAGTTCCGTCATAATCGCCAACAGTGTGCTTAGGAATGTTATTCGATTCATAAGTAACCAATTCAGCGATATCACCTTTGTACCCTTTTTGGTACGCAGCCTTAACCATTGCTTTTTCAAAAATTCTGGTTACTTCATCAGAAACAGCAGCACAAGTGAATGGATCAAGAACAGCTCTACGCATTCCATCTTGAGGAACGCCATAAGCGGTCATTTTTGCGGCAGCATTAGCATACTCAAGGTACTTACCAGGACGGGTCCCGGGAGTACCAGCAGTATGAAACGCTTTTTTCAGAGTCATAGCAATAGAACGGTCAATCACATTGGCAATCTGAATCATACCAGACTTAAGGTATCTTTCAGAAAATCTCTCGATATCAAGAGTCAGGTCATTCATTGTGTATTCAATGCCAAAATTTTCTTGGCGATCAATTTTGAATGGGATAGAGAGGTCAACCATAGGTTGCTTAACCAGAGTTCTACCGCTTGCGGTTTTTGTACGGTATGGTAGTTTGAGACTAATTGTGTCACCAACTTTACCGAATGTTTTCTCATAAGCGCGGTATACGAGCTTTGCGAAAACTAGATGGTTCTTAAGAAGTAAGAGCGACTTTTTCGCAATTACATCGTCTGTCAGGAGCTTGTTTTCTTTAACAGCCATGATTTATTCCTTTTTTAATGATTACCAGCCAACATTTGATTGGACCTTACTATTCTGATTTTTTTCAAATTCAGCGAAAGACATCTCATCAAGGGTTTTACCTTGAAAATCTACTCCCTTAACAGGATCTATAGCATCTGCGACTTTTGTTAATTTTACGGGTTTAGGAGGCTTCGCTTCACCTTTATCAATGCCATCAATAGCTTTGACTTGCTGAATACTGCTTGCCTTTGAAATTTCACTAGCGAGATCTTTGTTTTGCCCCAAATGATACAGAACCTTTGCAGGGTCTTCACATTCAGCGATTACTTCTAGCATTTCACCAGAAATAGGAACATCATCAGCAAAAGCAACAGCTTCAAAATCATCGGGTTTTTCTGCGTCCTTGAGCTTTTCACCTAAAACAGCAGAAGCGGTCTTTTGTGAATCACTAAGTTCGGGAGCTTCATTTGAATCAGTAGAAACCTTTTCAACTTTTTTATCAGGTGAAGTGTCAGCGCTTTCAGTCTCATAAACATCAACCGCGTCAAGATATTCGTCATGGGTTTCAAAATCTTTCTCTTTGGGTTCTTCAGATTTCTTATCGTCTTTTTTACTTTTGAGGTCTGCAATTTCACGCTTCAAGCCTTCGTTCTCACGCTTGCCATCTTCGCGTTGTCTCACTAACTCACCAATGCGCTTCTCAGTACCGTTCTTTTTCTTTTTCCCGGTATTGGCGGTTGCATCGTCACCTGATTTTTGTTCTACACCTTCTACAGCATCAACTTCAGCTTTCGCCTCAGCTACTTCTTCAACAACTTCTTCGGTTGCCACCTCTTCAGAACTGGCCGGTTCTTCAGTGGTTTTTGCTTCCTGTTCGGTTGCCTGTTCGGGCATATCACTCAATGTAACTTCCATACCGGCAGTTTCATCAATTGTTTTTTCAGCTTCATCAGCCATGTTGCGTCCTCCTAGAACGAATATTAGCCCAGTGCTGGTCACTGGTAACCTTTTAAAGAAATATAACTATTTTGCTACAAAACAACATTAAATAGTACTTTGTTGCTCTGTGTTTGAAATTATTTCTGCCATAGCCTGTGCAACCAATTCTCGCACCTGTTGAGCCCCTGCATCTCCACCATTAGCAGCATCGTTAATCATTGCAAGTTGAGCCTTTGCATCTTTAGTTTCCAATTGAGCAGCTACAAGATCGGCTTGAGCCTGAGCCATATCAGCCTCAGCTTTTGCCATATCAGCCTGTGCACCCATAACATCGGCTTCAGTTTTAGCGTTACCAGCCTCTATTTCTGCTCGTTTCAGCTCAATTTCAGCCATTTGTATCTGTTGTTCGGGGCTTGGCTCTTGTTGCTCTGGCATATCTTCAGCCAGCTTTTCGCGCTCTTCACCGGTTAATACATTAGGAGGAACGATCTTTTTCAATCTCTCTGAAATAACATCAGCACCAGGCCAATCCATATTCTGAGCGATCAAATCAGCCATTACTTCAGCAGCAGCCGGTACAGCTTTTGCAAATTGCATCATTGACTCAGCCGCTTCAATTCTCTGAGTAGCAAAAGCCGGTCCAGTTGAAACAACAACATCATACTTAGCAACACCCAAATCATTGATAACAATCCACTCACCGGACTCATCGTCAAATATTTGCTCATTGATTTTAACATAATCTTCTGTTTCGTCCTGAAATTTCAAGCGAATAGTTTTCTCTGTATCATTAATCTTTGGAAATGCCTCAACAACCAATTGACCAACACGGGTAATTGCCTTTGAGAGATTGTCAATGAACGCATAAGAGCCACGGTCACCCTGTCGAGATCTGGCATTTATAGCCTTACCTGAAGTCTCGTTGCCTTGAGCCCCAATGGAAGCGTCAAACATACCCATAGTAGACTTGATCTTATCAACTGAGGTCTGACCTAAAACCAATTCAGCATTTGGTATAGCTGCCGGCTGAGATCGTTGTGGGCCTTTGTCACCTGGTGATTCAGGGTTAAATGGTAGTATGCCTCTGTTTACAGTGTTTGAAGTCTCCCATTCATGTTCAAACCCTTCAATTTGACCGGGGGTTCCTACAAAAGGAGCTTTAGGTGCAAGTGTGACAGCCTCGGTCATTGCCGAATCCCAGAAGTTTGACATTCTCTGAGCATCTTTAGCAAAGCGAATAACACCACGGAATATCTTTCTTTTCTTAATTATGAGCTGTTTTCCCCAAACTGGAATAATAGGGATTGTTGACCAAGGGAGTTCAACAGGGCCTTCAAGCACTTCATTGCCTGTAATCTTACGCCACATAACTTTGTGTGTTTTAACTTTTCGCGTACGGTGTACTGTAATTCCAGCTTCGGCGAGCTCATCAAGAATAGGCTCAAGCGCATCAGAATACATTGTTCGACCATCAGTGAGCTGAGATATTTCTTTAATAACGGGCTCACGGGTAAAGTATTCACTAACTTTAACGGTATTCTCAGTGAACCAAACGCCTGAATCATCGTTTGCCTCGTCATTTACCGGGTCAACTGAGGCATCAGGATATTTCTCTTCAAACGCAGTTCGTTCCATGTTTTCGTCAAGGAGAGCCCAATTCATATCATTATAAAGAAATTTCTTAGCAGAAGGGTCAAGAGTAACCGCGAACTGATTCTCAATGTGCTCAATCAATACCTCTTGCTCAAACTCATCATCAACCCAATCAGTACGAACACGCAAAAAGCCAATTCCAGACCCAGCAGAGGCCTCAAAAGCTATACCATAACTAGTGTTAGCATCACAACTATACTCGATATCTTTAACAGCGCCACTCATCACTTCAGAAAGAGTATATTCTTTGCTGCCTGATCTATTCGGAATCTTTAATTCTTGGTCAGATCCAGAAGGGAGTTCTAATCTTCGAGCACTAACTTTGATAGCGGGACTATTCTGTCTCTGGTCACCTAGAACCTGATCAACAAACGTATGGAGGACGTTATTAACAAGGCAAGGTCTGCCATCATTTTCACGCTCTCTCTTTACATCTTCATCCCACTGGTCACCGGCAAGATTGTTTAGATCATCTTCACAGGCTTCCCAATTCTCACGCCAGTAACTAGCACCGTCACGAGATCTCTTTCGGGCTGTTGTGATGAGCTGATTGTCAACGCTCTCTTTGCTGCCTGTTTCTTCTTTATCTGCCATTTATAAGCCCCTATAAAACGCTTCTAGTTCTGTAATTACAAACCCATCCATTAACCTTAACAGTGCACGCCGTGTCTGAGTTCATTTCAAACGCGGCAGGATTGTCGATTATATCTTGGCTTCCGATATACAATAGGTTATACCTGTTTAGCGGCAAGTCTGCAACCGTTGATTTAAAGTTTGACGGGGCTATAAAAGGCAATTGGAAATTTGAAGCGGAGCCTTGTGCAACATCAAGCCTTACTCCTATTTCAGTGTTCACAGATGTTGTCGTTAACAAGGTGTCAAACCGTATTTCAATAATATCTCCAATAGACAACTCGCTGAAATCAAATTTATTTGTAGATGGATTCCAAATATCAGTGATATCAGTGGGTTTATTCGCCTTGTTTGTGTTCGGCCCGCCCTCATCATTTGTGAGAAGAGTCCATGCACTAGTTCCCGGAATTGCTATAGGGCTAGACTGTGTCGCAAGATCATTATAATCCCAGAACCCAGATTGTTTTTTTAATAAATCATTGTATTGTACTGCCATGTTGTCCTCTATGGGTTATGTATTATAAAATCTGATTTGTGCATTGCCGCTATGTTGCCCTGCATTACTAATGGGTTATCGGGGCATGGGTTGTCTGATACTAGGTAGCTGATTGAGTTAGATAGATCGTTAATAGTTTCAACAACTCCTTTGATTCCGTTTCTACCTTGCAATTCAGCATCGTCACCATCATTGCCAGTGTGTAATTGATTTGCAAACATTGCAGGGTCGCCCATGTTATTTGTTGGGCTAATACGAAGTATATTGTTAATACTAACTATATGAACCCAAGGCCTAGTACTTGCAATCTCCTTGATTAAAATACTGTATTCTTCTGCTCTATCAGAAAAGCCAGGGTTTTCGGGGTCTGGCAATCCATCCATTCCAATTACGGTTACATTGTTTGCCCCTGCATAGTCAACAAAGTCTTCAAATAGATCTGCTATCTCCTGCATTAGAAACCCTAAACTGTTACCGTTTCTCTGCAATTGCCACATTATAACGGTTGCGCCCTGAGTTTCAATAGCATATGTGGCATTAACCAGAGGATCAGATACATCTGGATTGTTCCAGTTAGGGAATTGAGCATTAGGCAACACTAAAGGTGCACCCCTAAGTGTTCCGTCTGGATTATGGGTTTCAAAATCAGTCCGTGTGAACGTGTAAGAAGTTTGGCCATTTTGGGAGTTGTTAAACCATGTGGTATCTGTAACGCCGCTACCAATAAATATATCTCTAGTTTTCCAAAAGAAGCTATATAGCGGATCTGTGCCGATCCCTACGCCGTTACTATTGGCTAATAATACAATTGTATCGCTAACACCTGTTATATTAGCTTTGTTTGTCCAGTATGGATATACTGATCCTACCCCAAGATCAATATGTGTGAACGCTTTGCCAGTAGATGAGATAAATTTATATCTATCCTTGTCATTAAGTGTTTTTATTCTAGTATCTAAATTAACATAGCCATTAATTGACGAATCTAAATATTGCCATTTGCCGACTATTGGCCTGTAATTTGATGCGCTATCGGCCATAAACTCACGGATAACAGTTGATGCCCCTGCGTTTAATGCCCCTGCTGAATACTCAACATCGTCAACAAATAGAGAAAGCTGTGTATCACTTACAACCGCTTTGAGTTTGTAGAATTGCCCTAACACCATGTTTATTTTTGCAGTAGTTCCTATTGAAGCCCCTGCATCACTAAGCCAAAGAACGCGAACTCTAGCGCCACCGATAAAGTTATTTTCTATAAGCATTGTAGGGCCACGATTGATAGTACCACCTGTAGCCTGTAACCCCCATAAAGCCCTAGAGCTTGCAGGAATTTCATCAACCGCAATAGTCATTTCGCTTGATCTGGTTTCACCATCTCTTAAGTCTATTGTTTCTGGATCGCCCTCGCTATCAATGAAGTCATAGTGTATATAATCTATATCGGTTATTACATATCCAGTCTCAGGAACAAACTCCCCACCATCCTCAACAAAATCCACCCGTACATCTTCACCAAGGGAGTTCTTGTATAGGGTGTAGTTGCATTTGGCAATTGCCTTCCCCATCAGGCATATAAGCCAGAACGCTACATTACCAAGCATATATATCTGTGGCTGTGGTTCCTGTTGCTAATACTCTGTTCATTGTGCCAACTGGAAATAAGGGCATTTGGTCAAGAATGCTTGCTTTGATAATTACAACTCCACCTTCTTCCATTTGAACCGCTATGTCACCAGATACACCGGCTTTGATGTAATTGAACTCTGGAATCTTTGCCGTATCTGAAGGCGTTACTACTTTGATGTTCGCTAAATGATTTGCTGCCATGATATATCCGAGTTAAATTGATTTGCTTATTTAATCATAATTTAACAAAATGTGTGGGATTATATGGGAAAAAAGAAAAAAGGAGCCGTGAAGCCCCTCTTTGACCCGGCGCAAGGTTCAGACCATGCCCAGTATCGTGAATGTTTAATATAGTAATTAACTGTGCATCCAACCACCAGAAGATTGTGATCTTCTCGGTTTAGGCTTAGGTTTTGCAGCCACCTTATCCTTATAATGTAATCCCATTTGCTGAAGAGCATCCGAAAAGTTTGTCGCCCACTTTGGGCCTACTGTGTCCTTAAATACTTCATTGTTGTGGTCCCACTCTCTCCTGAGCGCCTTCAATGCCTTCCAACCTGTTTTGCTCGCTAAATCCCCTGTTTTACCAGAAAGGTCAGTATCACAACGGCTCTTATCTATCCAAATCCTAGTAAAAACCTTTTTAAGGGCATTTATTGAGTCAACCTTGGTCTTACATCGCTCAATCAAAGTAAACACTATACCCATTTCTTTAGCCTCTTTAAGCCTTGTGTTGCCCGTCATAAGGTTTCTGACTGCTAAATCGTGTGGGCCGTAGTGCTTTTCAAACCTTACCCCGTACTCATCCTGAAAATCTTTGAGCCAGTTGATATAATGAGCCATTCCCTCGTCACGGTTACCATAACAAGAAATGAGCCTAAGTTCTTTCTGGTGTGGCTGCATAAGCCATAAAACCATATCATCATTTATACCTAAATCCCAGAAGGTATACACGGGAAGATGTTTCTCAACTGGTATGTGACAAAATCTGCCCTCCTTTACGAGAAGATCGATTTCAGCCTTATAGACGACACCCTCTTGAAGTGCATCATCTGGATTCTGTTGATATTGTGCTGAGAACATATAATTATCTGCCTTTTCCATTGCTAATAGGGTTTTAGTGGGTTCTTTGGCTGGCCAGTAGCTTACACGATCACCACTGAAGCCAGTATCTTTGATACACTCCTTTTGAGCTTCTTCAGGCAATGAATCAACATATGCTCGATCAATCAATGCAGGAACCTTATAAACCTCGTAATCATCCGGAGTACCATCACTATTCAGGAAATCAGTTGAATCACCCTTTGCGATACGCTGCTGCACCATAATAATAGGAACTTCATCGTGAGCAAGTCGTGACCGGACCACTCTATTGAGCTTTTTGTTCGAATTATCCATTCTAAGCCCTGAATCCATATCTTTAGGAGGAAGAGGATCGTCCAGAATAACCGCACCGGAGAAGCCTTCAACCATATATCCACCACGCCGACCCGTAACCTGACCACCAGTAGAAGTACCGTAAAGTCTATGCCTATTGCCGTGTTTGTCACGATAGAGCCAGTTTGAAGCGGCATTGGTCTTCTTATCAACCTCCATAGGCCAAAGCGCCTGAAACTCTTCTGAATCAAGTATTTCCTTAACCCGCTTCGAGTTCTCTTTGACTAATTCATCAGAGTAAGAAAGAGGAAGCCATCTGGACGATCTAGGATTATCACCGGTTGAGCATTTGATTATACACCAAACAATCCAGTGAATAGACCATATCTCAGTTTTAGTTGAACCAGGAGCTACATTAATGATTCCCCTCTTAATCTCTCCGCGATAGACTTTTTCAGCAAGGCGACACTCAAACGTGTGGTGCCAGTTCTTGAGAAACTTTTGACCCTGTAGCAACTGAAAGAATATACGCATAAAAGCCTCAAAAGAGGCCTCTGATGCTATTTTAACCGCCGCTTTGTCTGCTTCGGTTAGATTCTCCCATTGCATTATGTCTTGTTTCATTACTTGAAGACCATCACTGTAACAATTGTTAACCCAGCAAGCAACCAGTACACTTTACCTATACTCTTCACAAAGTCAATCGCAGGAAGAATAAAGTCGATTACTGAGGCGAGAAGCTCACCAATAATAACAGTCTTCTCTTCTTCTTTATCAGGTTCACATGGCTCATAATCAAAATGTACAGGCTGACATATGCCAGTACCATACGTTACATCTAATCGAACAACTTCTTCATCTTCACTCATAGTAAAATTCCCTTCGCTATCAAATGTTCCAAATTTAGAAGCTCCCGGTATCGCTTTTGCTCTTTTAATAGCTTCACTCATAACTTCCCCAACAATCCAGCCAACGCATTGGCAATTTCCGGCGCCTTGACTTCTGATTTAACTTCGAGTGGCTTACCTTCTGCTCCGGTGAGTTCTGTTTTCTTGGGAGCATCCCAGCCCATCATTGAGCTTAATTGCTTGATTGACCCGTGAGAGTCGTGTAATTCTATCTTTGGCCCATCTTTAGTAGCTGTTACAGATTTGATACTTCTGGCAATGTGATCAGGGATATCTTCAGAGTTCTTCATAGTCCAAACCGTCTTAAAAACAGGAGTTCCCTCATCATCCTCACCAATTTGCACGTTTTGGAAGTCGCAAACGTCAGTAATCTTCAGTTTTGCAGTATCAGCCAGTATACCAATTGCCTCTTCTCGCGTTATAACGGCATTTTCAGCCGCTTTGTTCATCAGAGAATCTAAAAAAGCCCTAACTATGGGTTTTCCTAAGATTTCAGCAACAGAAGCGTCTTGACCTTGAGCTTTTTTAGCCTTCCCCCCAGCTTTAACATAAGCCTTCCGATGAGTAAGCCCTCCAACAATCCCGATCACAACCTTACGCTGCAAAGAAGTCAACTCCTTCGCCATAGCCTTCTGTTCGTCTGATAGTTTTATTTTAGACATTATCTACCTTCTCTTGGCTCTCCCGAAGAACTTTAACGGTATGCTCAATGAGCTTATCTTTACTTTCTTGACTCATCATATCATAAACAGATTGAGATATGGTGTCATATTTCTTAATAGTTGGGACTGTTTCATCCAAAATCTCTCTCTTAAATATACAGGTAACCTCACTTGTTGTGCGATCAGCAGATACAAGCTCCCATCTATCAAGCCCTTTTTCATTAAGAATATCCTGAAGATAAAACCAGCTATGCATTGATATCTTATATTCAAACTTTCTCATAAACACACCACAATTGCTAAAAACATAAGCCACCCGTAATAATCAATACCTAAGTGACCCATAATAATTGCCCCAGTTATTGAGGCTGTTACTATAATTGCCTTATTCAAATCCACCCCCAAACAAACTTATCCACCGCCAACCCAGCAGCTATAATAAAGAATATAACAAATAAAGAGGCAGCAACTACTATCACGGCATCTTTCTGGTCATTCTCTCTCTTCAACTGAACAGATTCCCCTTTGATTATCTGTTTAATCTCATTTTTACGCATTTTTTTCATTTTACGTATGTTTTTCTTGCCTATTTCTACTTTCTTTTGCATTATGATTCCTTTTGTAATGTTTCTTTAATTTCTTCAAACAATATAATCATGTTTTCTATTGATATTTTGTCTTTTCCGCAAGATTCAATTTGCCTTATATACATCAGGTCTTTATCAAGCTTCTCAATAGCCTCAACCACTCCCTTCTCTTCTTTGGGGCGAGTGTTCCTGTATGCTTGAATACATTGGCTCATATGGTCAGCGTATTTCTTCACCTCATCGGCAGATAGTTTATCTTTAATTTTCTCATATCTGGAAGACATGGAAAACATACTCTTTGCTTGTAACTCTAATCTCTTATCCTTGCTCATTTGTTTGGTTCTCCTTTAAACTTTCATCATCATCAACTTTAACGAATGATTCACATGTCAAACACTCAACATGATTCTCGTATACGTGCCGCTCATAAGTGTATTCAATTATAGTGCCACAAGTAGGGCACTCTATTTCATGCATCTCAACCATCTACTCCCCCATGTCTTGTGTGCTCGATGGTGGTGTAGGTAGTGCATTGTTTAATATCTCAATTACATATTCAGTAGACGCCATACTATTACCCTTTTTGAGCTCTCCCTGTAATTTTTGATTAAGACCCTCCACACTCACCCAACACTCTCCCCTGCTCTCAGTGGAAGAGAGTATGTTGTCAGCAATAACACCAGCAACATAATGCTTTGATTTATAGTGATTACCATCTATGCATTCACCGTTTACATCTTCATGTATCTCAAATTGTAGCACATACTCACTCAATCCAGATACTAATTCTTTTATCAATTTGTCTCTATTCATGGTTGGTCTCCTTAGTGATATAGTCGTCAACGTCCTTATATATCTCACACTCTCCATTATTTAATGCAGGACACTCTTCATCACAACCTCCAACTGATCCGTAATTATAACAATCTCCATGGTTATTCATATCGCCATCTGCCTCGGAAAAAGATCTCCCAATATTTAGTTTTTCATAATTAACCATCTTACACCTCCCCTTCGTTACGTTTATGCGAACATTCAGAATCATCACAATATTCTGTACAATATTTAGACCCTACAAAAGTCATGCCATGATGAGGGCACCTGTCGCCATCGTTATACTCAGGCTCCAAGTTGTCAACAATTTCTTTACAACTGGATTCACTCTCTTTGGTGGCTTCCGTAGGCCATGTTCTCATAAAGTCAGTGTTATTTAGTCCACAAAACTTAAACTCTTCCTTTATCTCATCTGGACAAATATCCCCTTTGAATATTTCATATTTTGTAATGAAATCATCGGTATCAAGCCTATTGAAATACCTTACAACATCTTGAGCCTCAAGCAAATCCTGTATTCTATTTCCCTCAAACAGGCTCTTGATTTCGGGGTGATTAACAATAGTACCCGTTATAGCACCACATTCACCGCTTTCTAACCCTGTATCATCTCTCAGTATTGTGCTTAGTATCTCTCGAAATTTCTCTTCAGTAACCTTAGACATCATAATTCTCCTTATCATTCCCCAAATAAAACTCAGCACACGGTTTGCACGATACAGCCCTTTTCGCCCCGATAAACTTCTTTGAGCAATGCACACAAGTATTTTGATAGTCACCAGGTGCATATCCATAATCCAACAAAGTCATTTTATGCAGAATAGGTCTGGCTTGATTCGCCTCGTCCATAAACGCCAACACCTTCTCAGCCGTAGAATCAGCACAAACCCCGTGACCTTGGATAATTTCGGCTATTCCTTTTATTTTAGTGGCTCTATCCATTATTTATACCCCTTGTATAGTTTGTGATTACCTGTCAAATACATTGCTATTGCGTATATTATCGGTATAAGCGCACATAATGAGCTAAATATTGCTCCATTGTCACTACCTGTCAAATAGAAAATCAACCCTATTAATAACATTATTGAAGCATCCGCAATAGCTCTTATAAAGCTAAAAGGCCAGTTAGCTCTATCCATGACGCACCCCCACATATTTATTCTTGCGCCAGTATTCGAATAGCTTTTTACCCTCACCATTCCCGATATTAAACAAACACACCGAACACGCACCAGATTTAGTGCAGATAAAACTACAATCAGCCTTATGATTAGTACAGCCTGAGCCTTTATTTTGGGTTAGTTCTTGATGTAGAGCTTCAACATCGTCAGCACCGTACATATTCGCCGGAACCCTCTTCTTCCTCAACTTCTTTTCCATGCTTTTATTCATGATACCCCCAATAAATCTGCGTTTTGATGAATATTCCCGATCACTTCACAATCTTTTGATATTGTTCCGTATTCATCGCTTTCAGGTCCAATAAGTGAAACAAATCCAGCTCCTTCAAACGAACTCCAACAACACCCGCAAGATCCAAGTTCAGTTACATAAATAACTTTCCCAACTTGTACAAATGAGTTTATTTCATATTTTACAATATCGCCTTCAAATATTTCTACATCGTTTTTGTCTTTGATGCCGGTGTATTGTTCAGTGATATGCTCTGAGGCATGAATAAGGTACTCTTTTGACCCACAAGTTGGGCATCCGTAGCGCGCAATTTCATGGTATTCTTTTTCCTCTTCGTCCCAAAATCTAAATTTTATTTCTCTTTTCATATTGTCAGTTCCGAAAAATTAGACCAAAACACCAGAACTGACAGGAATGGAGCAACTTTCGTTTTAATGGTCTAAATAAAAATTTCATTGAATTGTCAGTTCCTTTTTAAATCTACTATACATTTCTATTTGTTGCAAGTGTTAAATTAATATCCAACATAAATATATCCAAGCTGGTCATGCTCATCATTCATAAAGCCAAACAATCCAAGACCTTGATTTACTTCATCGTGAAAAATAAACCCTTCTATAAAATCACACCATATCAACATTATGCTTCCCCCAAAATTTTCTCATAATAAGAATAACTCTCATCATCAAACTCGAAATAATCCATAGTATCAATGCACCAGGTCATGTACTCAATATCATCATCGATCACCTCAGCAATAGATTTCCCAATACACTTCCCGAAGCTCAACACAGTATCAAGAGTAACAGCAATCTTAACCCTCTTCCGGTTCGATCTTTTCTTATCGCCTTTTTCCAGATTAGTAGCAGCATACTCAGTCAGCTTCATTAATTCAAATTCCGTGAAATCAAGAGGTACACTGTTCTTCTTGATTTTAAACTTCCCCTCGTCATTCTTTCTGATTAGCACGTTACTGCCAAACCCGTTGCGATAAAGTTGCTTGGTAGTACGGCAAAACGAATAATTGTGATAGTCTCGCAGTAGTATGCGGGTAGTTGTGTTTTGTTTTGATTGTTTCAATTTTGATCCTTTTCCTTTTGCTCGCCTTGGAGCTTGTTAAGTGCTTCAGATATTCTTTTATCGATAGACACAAAGCCAAATAGTAATACCCATGATGTCCAACTTGCAGAACCAGAATATACTACTAGGCAGTGCGATATTGCCATATAGACAAAGTATGATGCAAACGCCATCAGTCCATTATAAAATTCTTTCATCCTCTTCCTTCCTTTTGTTTAGCCGTTGGGCTGGGTTAATTAATCATATTGAAATATTGTAAATTTATCATCAATTAAGCTATACCCAATAGTTATTGCAATATCATCTTCGCCGTAATTACCTGCCTCACCCTTATTTGACTCTTCGCAACCATATACAAAGTAAGCTATCGAATCAACACTTGAGTAACTACATTCTCCTAGCATTAATTCAAAACCTTCCTTAGTAAATTTACTATCGGTTAAAAATTGAAACGATTCCCTTTCGTTTGGTGTTTTAAAATCACTAAGCTCTAAAAAACTCATTTCCTCTATTATATTATTTGATAATTTATCAAAATCTATGAATTCACTAATATCTATGCTCATCCTCCATCCTTTTTCTCTTTTCTTGGTTGACGTATCAAAACAATAGCACCACTGAATTTATCTGAATATGAACTCCATACTCTACACCAATGCGTTGATCCCATATTATCACGAGCCTTTCCGTACTTCTGAAATAAATACACTACAATCCCAAGCGGAATACAACTCCAAAATATACGCCTAACTTTATTATTCAATGGTTCACTCATATCCTCATTCCTTCCCCTGCCCTATCTGGCTGGTGGTGTGTTGTTGATTCTTCAAGAGATTAGCAATTATCTTACCCGCCTCTTCCTTATCAATTAATTTCCCTCTAAGACGCTTCAGGGTTGCTTTCTCTTTTAACTTGATACACAGCTCCCTGAGCTTCTTAATCTGCCTTTGTGTGATTTGAGCCATTAAAATAAGCTCAGTTGTGCGGTTTCTTGTTCAATGCGATCGATACTATTTTTAAAGTATTCAGAATCAATCTCGAATCCTGTTACATTTAACCCTAGCTGGATCCCTTGTGATACTTCAACTCCTGACCCAATAAAAGGGACAAGCATATTTTGGCCTTTTTTTGAGCAAGTAGTAATAATTGATTTACATAAAATAGGCGGCTTTTGTGTTGGGTGAGAAAATTTAGATGTAACACTTGATTGTTGACTGAACTCTAAAACATCTTCAAGCTTCATTGTGTTATTGAAAAACCTTCTAAACTCTTCATATTCCTTACGTAACTCTTCATATTCCTTACGTAACTCTTCATATTCCTTACGTAAGTATTCATTATTCAAAAACGATCGCATTTTAAGATATTGTTCTTCTGTAGGGGTATTATCCCCGTTGAGCCAATTTGATACGCACCCAGTTAATCCGCCTGTTTTACTTGGAAATAATTTTGCTATTTCCTTATTTGAAACTTCAGCCTTTTTAAACTCATCTCTCATGTATATTGCAAAAGGGTGATTAGGCTTTATATATTCGTCTATAATTTGCTCTAATCCGGTCTTATTACACTCTAAGGAATCACGCTCGTTTGAATACATTAGGACCCGCTCTGTATGGGTATTAAATGATCGTGACAAATCCACGCTATAATATTGATATTGCATTGAATCTATCTTTCTCCACACCATAGAGTTTTCAAGACTGAAATATTTATCGAGTATAATTTGAGTGTATGCTATTTTCTTAGTATTGCCCCACCAGAACAAAGTACCATTGTCTGCAAGTACTCTTTTACATTCGATAGCCCACTTTTCAACATCTTTTAAGTAATCCTCAAAGGATCCCCATGTAAAATCAAAATCACCTTTAACCTCAAAATATGGTGGATCCACAATTATAAGGTGCTGGCTTTTATCATCTAATTTTTTCATACCTTCTAAGCAATCCATATTGTATAGTTTCGTGTTATCTTTTATATACTCTTTCATTACTACCTTTATATACTGTTAATATCTATGTATCAACCATACTTTTCTATAGGTGAGTGGGTTAAAGATATAGCTCACGCATCTAGCATGAGTAATCTTGATACTTCCCCACCGGAGCCGGAGCCAAGAAACAGCATGGTTTTTAAACCACAAGGCGATAACACACATAGCCCAACTTACTCGATTCGTCTGGGTGGCCGTATTATAAGCACTCGCATCGACAGCATTACCTGTCTGTTACTAATCAATCGTATGCAACCATAAACGTGACAAAACACTATTTACTTTTGTTGCTCTATATATCTAATGTAAAGAAGTTTCGTTTGAGCTTTACATCGTTCTATTCCTGTTTTACATCGGGAGAACGATGAGTGGTAGCCTAGACAGGTAAAGAGCCGCTAAACTCTCTACCACTGAATCCAGTATAACTTAATGAAAAGTTGTTGTCAAGTGTTATTATGAATCAGATAGAATTTTATCAACTTTTTCTACCCAACCATCTTTCCAATCTCCACCATCATTCAGGCTATCTATAAATTCAATAGCTTGATTCAGTAAAGGTTTAATTTCAGATTTAAACTTATTCAGCTCTCTTGAATCAAAAGCGTTATGTATTACAAGGTCATTCTCTTCGTCAATTGCAGGTTTACAGTTGCAACTATAGAATTCTGTTGTATGATCAAATATGTCATTCAATGGAACTATGTGTACTTTTTCTTTATCGCTCATTTTATATCCTTTTTTTATGTGAATCGTTCTGTATTATCTGAATTGCAACCGCAATCATCTTCCTTTTCTCCGCAATAATTGCATGTTGGAACGCAATCCTCGCAGAAATCGTCTTGGCAAAATTCGTACATTGTGTCACTTGTATCGCCGCACGATATGCATTTTTTAATTTCATGGCTTTTTTGGTATCTACAATAAATTGACCTATACTCTTTTTTTGTGTATGGCGATGCATGGCCGCCGTAGTGATCACAGCCTTCGCATTGGTTGCTACCTACAAAAACAATTGTTTCACTACACGTACAATTAGAGCACTTAAGATTTGGCTTAACCTTAACAACTCTAACATCGCTCATCTCGTAAACCCCTCAGTTATCTCATACAAATATATCATTTCGTAACCCCCAATAAAATACAATCAACTGCTGGTATGTACTTTAATTCACCGTCTTCGCACCCTGAGTTAGTGTTTAAAACCCCAAATGTAAATAAGTCAAAATCAACCGAGACAACAGTGTGAACGCATCCACTAGGCACGTGTTCTATTTTTGTTTTAGCCGAGTATTTTGTAGATAAAAACAAATCTCTAGTTATAAACTTATGCCCTATACTTTTAGTTGAGTTAAGGCCTTCCTCTATTGAGTTGTAGTGATTAATCCAGTATGTTTCTTTTTTTGATAAATCGCATGGCTTATCAACACTTTCAACAATCTCGAACAGCCAATCAGCTATGTTAGAAGAATTGATTGCATCTTTAAATTTATTGCCATTAGCCCATAGGCCTTGAGTAAAATGACTAGCCCATCTGCTGGAGAATGACTTCTCGGTTTTGCCTATATAGCACTTTCCTGATGGCTTATGGGTTATCTTATATATTACATTTTTAGTATCATTTTTCAACATAATCTGACACCTTGTAAACACCCCTGCTAACCTGTACAGCTATATCAAGCTCTATAAGAACCTTTAACGCCCCACTCACAGCATCAGCACCCTTGCCTATCTTTTCAGCTATATCTCTAAGCCTGATTGATTTGTCCTTATTTGAACGTCTGCCCCATAGTATACTAAATACATCACTCTGGATATTACTCTTCCTAATCATTTTTTGCGCTTCAGATCTTCTCATCTTATTCCTTTATTGTTTATGATATGTTAAATATAATCATTCTGAATTATATTTGTATAATTATTTTTAAATATAAAGAAATGTATTGACAACCCCAAACCCTTTACATATTATTAGGGTACACTAATTAAATGACGAGGATCAATTATGACTAGAGATAAGAGTCACGATCACTACTGGGTAAGTAGTGGAGTACTATTTGAAAGCTACTCTACAATAAGAGGGTTAAGATACAGGGCAATTGATAAGGTGAAGCTACCAGACTGCGACAGATGCACCGATGAAATGATTGCTTCACTAGGTGGCAAATAAATGACACTCACAGACTTCAACAACCTACCCCCAAGAGATCAGCGAGTTATAGCGTCTCTTTGCTTTGGGGCGGTTTCACGGTATATTAAAACAATTAAAAAGGATTAGTTATGAAAAAAGTATTATGGTTTGACACAGAGACAACAGGGCTATGCGCTGTTAAAAATGACATCATTCAGATAGCAGGTGAAATCCTGATTGATGATGTTGCAGTAGAAGAGTTTGACATAAGGTGCCAGCCGACATCATACGAGCACGTTCACCCGAAAGCGCTTGAGTGTAATGGAATGACGCTTGAGCAAATCAGAACGTTTCAAACCTCTGGTGACGGGTGCAAAGAGTTCTTGGCTATTCTTGAGAAGTACATTGACCCTGAAGACCCTCAAAACTGTGCAAGATTTATTCCAGCGGGACAAAACATTCCTTATGATATTAAAATGTTGGTAGGGTGGTTTGATAAAAATACTAACCCAAAGGAGGATGTAGCTCATTACCTTACTCCTGAAGTTATCGACACAAAGGTAATTGCTAAAAACTCCCCAATAGAATTTGAGAATCACAAACTCGAAACACTTGCCGCTCATTTCGGTATCAAGTATAATGCTCACGATGCACTCGCAGACATTCAAACAACAAGAAAGATTTATCAACTTTTAACCAGTAAATAAAGGATCAATTATGTCAAACGAATTAACACACTGGCGAAAAGGGTTCAACCCTGACTACCTAGGAGCATACAGTTTAGCCCCAGATTACCGAGATATAATCTTAACAATTGATTATGTTCGGCAAGATGTAGAAGTGATAGACCAGAACGGGAAAAAGAGTCCTTGCATGGTGGCTTACTTCACTGAGAATGTAAAACCAATGATACTCAATGTAACCAATTCAAAAGTACTGGTTAAGTTGTCGGGTTCTGAATTTATACAGAAATGGTCAGGCTTAAAAGTCCAAATCTTTGTAGCTAAAGTAAAGGTCGCACGGGAGCAGGTTGACGCACTCAGAATCAGACCTTTTGCACCTCAAACAGAATTACCAGAGCTACTCCCGAATACTGAGACATGGGCAAACGCTGTAACGCACATGGTGTCAAACGGGTTCACTATTGATCAGGTTGAGAAGAAATATAAGTTATCACCAGATAGCAAAGTTCAATTATTAAAAGATGTTTCAGAGAAAATTGCTGAGACTTCAGAAAATGGAGAAAGTGAAAATGTTTAAATCAATACACTCAGACGACAAAAGAATATTCCACAAAGTAGACCAGAATACAGATGAATGGCTTTATTTAAGGTCGGGTAAATTCACGGCATCGGCAATAACTGATTTACTTTCGGGTAAGAAAACAAAGGGTTATACTGACGCTATTAAACGAGTAGCAATTGAGCGCTTATCAAATGAGCCAGTTGAGAGTTCTTTTTTCGGCAACGGTCATACTGAAAGAGGTCACGAACTTGAGCCACTTGCAATTGGGGCATATGAGGATCTAACTTTTACTGTTGTTGATGGCGGCGGCTTCTTTGAGTTCACTGATTGGGTCGGGGCCTCTCCTGATGGATTATTGAATGACAATGCTGGTGTATATGGTGTTGAAGCTAAATGTCCAGGTTACAGCCAGTATCTTGAATACCTTCTTGATAATCAAAAGCTCGTTAAGGAATACATGAAACAGGTACAGGCTCAAATATATGCTTGCGGCTTTGAGTGGGTTGATATTGTCGCGTATTATCCGGGGTACAAAATTATCAAAGTAAGAATCAATCGTGATGATGAGTTCATGACGTTAATTGAAAATGAAGTTGAGATAGCAAAGGAAGCTGTTACTGCATTAATGGAAACAATCAAAAAACATAGAAACGATTATAAGGAATTAAACTAGTATGGAAAATCAAATCGAAGTAACAGAAGAAGCAAAAACAGTACAGGTAACAGTTCACACATATGATATTGTCGGGTTTGACGAATCAATCATCCCAGTAAACCGAGTAGCAGAACTGAAAGAAAAGTTCGTTCCAATGTTGCAAACCTTTGAGACTCATAACGAGAACAGAGAGTCAATCCTTAAAGAGTTTGAAGCGTTCAAAGGTACTGATGAGGCTGCACCAAAGGAGTTGATTGATAGAGCATTCAGACACCGCAACGACATTGCAAAGATACGCACAACAACTGAGAAGGCACGCAAAGCCTGCAATGAAGATCTCAACAAAGCAAAGTCTGGGAACGATGCACTTGCCAATTACATTAAAGCAAATATATCTGATGATGAGGCAGATATGAAAGCAATCGAGCTCCATAATGAGAAGATTGAAACAGCCCGATTAAAACTGGTGCAGGATGAGCGTTCAAAGCTTGCTGTGGAATATGGCTTTACAGAGGAAATGGATTTTTCTGGGATGGCTCAAACCGTTTTTGATAGCTTCATTGCGGGTCAGAAAGCTAAGGTCAAGGAGGCTGAAGAGGCTACTCGTAAACAAGATTTGCGTATCAGTCGCCAAACTGAGTGTTTAAATCTTGCCGAGTTCATTGAGCATTATGACGCTATTGATTTGGCTGAAATGAGCGAAGAGGCTTACTCTTCTCTAAAGGTTGGGGCTGGTCAGAAAAAGCACGATCAGGAAGAAGCTATTAAGGAGCAGAAAGAAAAAGATCGCCTTGCAAAAATCGAAGAAGACAAAAAGCAAGAAGCAATCAGACTCGAAAACGAACGCCTCAAAGCGGAAAAGGAAGAGTCGGAAGCTATCGAGTCAAGGCGGATTAAATCAGAAGCTAAAGCACAGAAAAAGCGTGATGATGAGAAAGACGAATCAGACCGTAAAGCGAGACTCCAAACTTTAGCTAAGGAAAAATCAGACAACGAAGCCGCTCAAGCCATTAAAGACAAGGAAGCAGCAGAACAGCGTGAACGTGATGCAAAGGCCGAGACTGGACGCTTAGAACAGGAAAAGATTGAGACTGAGTTTAAGCGTGTTGAGGAAATTAAATCTCTGACAAAGGCTTGCTCTGAAATTACGGTTGAACAACTTGAACGAGCCAAGGCAGAAGGCAAAACTGTTTTCGTAAAAATTGTATCGATTGATTTCATTGAAGGTCAGGCAGGAATATTCATACAAAGCGCAGAGGGCTAACACAGTGAAGCGCAGAGTCAAATGTAAAGGCTCATGCGCTGTCTGCTCGAATAGAACAGGCGGGATGTGTACCATTATATATAAGCGAGTGTTTATGTCTGGATGGTGCGCGAAGTTTAAAAAGAAAAAGTTAAATTAATTTGCAATAACAAAAATATTAATGTATTATATAGTCAGGATCAACAGCACAATAACAATTTTAATAACGAGTAACACAATCTAGCCTCATGCCGTTTTCTCTCTATCGCGGCAAATCTCTTGTTGATCCTCTTGATTGGCTGGCTTGTGTTGCTCAATTTAAAGGGAAATAATATGAGTAATGATAAAAAATCAAATGCAGACATTATTTTTGATTTAATTAAAGATAATTCAGTTGGAATGGGTGATGATTATAGGCGCATGATAAACTGCGAGAACATCGCCGAAATATCAGATTATATTGACGAAAAACTAATCAGTAAAAAACCTAGCAGCCCTATCTTTCAAGATAATCCACATTCATTAATTACAGTTAATCAAATGTGCATGAAGTCTCTTAATCCTGAAACTATGAAAAAATGGGATGATGTAGTCGAAACTCTTATAGCGACAAGATCAGACTTGAAAGGTGTTGGCTACGACAAATCTAATGGCAACATGGATTTCACTTAACAATCCGATAAGCTCCCCTTTGACCGAAAGCTAAGACGGTTCTGGGGGATGCTTTAACCTTGTGAGTAAAGCGGAAATAAGTGTAGACACGCCTCTTAACAATGCGCACCAGATAGTTACCTCCGGCCTGTACTAGTCAGGCACTCACATTTTTTAATAACCAAAAGGATCGATGATGATAACAGTAGAATTCAAAAAAGATGACGACAAAGATAACTACCCTATAAAATTAGTTATAGGGTATCTGAATCAAGAACTAACCAAGAAAGCAGCTTGTGAGCTACAACGCAAGCTTTCTAAAGCAATTCATAAAATGATTGAGGCAGAATAATGAGTAAAGAAAATATGGAGCCTTGCAGATGGTGTGGGGCTGATGAAGAAAAGAAAATCATGATAGAAATAGAGCATCAAGATAGAGAAGAGTCGATATATTTTTGTTCTGACCTATGTGTTGACGATTATCAAAAAGAGGCTGAATAATGATAGACCAAATCAAACAGAAACTTTCCGGCCTAAAATTCGTTATTGACCTAGCAAATAGTCAGGGCTGTTCAGTAAAGCTAGATCAGAAATTAGGCAGACATTTATTCAGCGAGTTAATCGAGTATAATTTCGCAAAGTTCAGTAAAGTATCGGAGTATAGATACAATGTCAATCCATCAACCGATAAGCCAGTTTCGGAGCTTGAACATTTCGATTTTTCCGAGGCGAGATTTGTTCTTCAGGATTTATTCGGGTTAGTTCTTGAGCATATTGATATCCGTGAAAACAATCATCTTACCGAGTTCGTTATAATCCTCAATGAGCGTGAATTGATGGATGAGGCTGACTTTAAGGATTTAGATATTGAAGGTGAACACTGGGCTTGGGAGTTTATAGAGACTACATTTGCGGGGTTGTATGAGAAGAACAAGGAGCTTGAGCCGCAGAGGCTTTATGAGGTTGAGGATGGGAAGATCCATATTCATTTTAAATTAAATGAGATATAATACTTTACCACTGTGATTTTTGTTATATTTAATTTATAAACTTATACAAGGTATTAAAATGAGCACAAAAAAAGCAATACTCCAATACAGAATTGATAACAACTTAAAGCAATCTGAGATGGCTGATAAAATCAATATTACACAAGCTAGTTTATCTCAACTGGAAACTGGTGCTAGATTACCGTCAAAAGATGTTTCGTTAAAATTAATAAATCTAGGAGTAATCAAGGGTGATATACTTTTTGATAACTCTAAAACGGTTGATTTATTTGTTAAGAAGATAAATGAAGTTGTCAGTAAGTTTAAAGGGTTGGACTTGACTGTTTCTGAGGCTGTTGGCGGCCTAGAACTGGTTAAGTATGATTTGATTGAGGAAAACAGATAAAAAATGGATAAATTTAACGGATTATCTTTGCTTGACAGTAGAATCTCAATAGAAAAAATACCGTACTTTGGATTTATGGTTGGCTATGAATTAAACGAATTACATATTGTTTTACCGTTCACACAGATTACCATAGACTTTCACAGATCTCAAAAGGCAGCAAATGACGACAACCGATAACGATAGAGGCTTCATAGCAACAACACGTAAGCCGCAATGGAAAAATCAACCAACAAAAAAGGATCAGCAATGAAAAATAAAACTATAGAGATATTAGCAGAGGGTGATCACTGCTTGCCAATTGGAACGAAAGTAAAAACATTACATAGCGACGGCGAGAGAAAGTCTTGTGACTTACAAATCGAGTTGAATGAGTATAAAATAGACAGCGAAAACAAAAATAGTTGTGGATTTATTGTCCAAGTAGACTTCTCCGACCTCCCACCCTTCTACCCTACTAAGGGAATGGAAGTGCCAGAGGAAGGGATTGAGTTTGCTGATGGTAGATGCACTCTTTTTGATGCTGGGCAAAATGGTATAACGTATTACGGAGAAAGTAGTGGCGAAACTTATTTTGAAAAATTTAACAGCAAAGAAATGAATACAAGGCCATGGAAACTCAAGCGCGCCCTCCCAAAAACCATAACCGTCTGCGCTGATTGCTTCAAAGAGACTTGCGAGTGTAAGCATGAGATGACAACTCTTGATGTTATGTATTTTTGGGAGGTCGTTAAATCTAAGGGCTCAATTTTATTGTCTCATATTGAAGATGTAGAGAACTATGATCTTTCTTTTGATTTTAGGGTTGACTCTAATGTATCTGAATGGCGATGGAATGAGTTAGTTCACGTAAATGGCGCAACAAAACTAAAGCACGATGAATGGAAAGAATTTACCTTTGAGAACTGCTTAATAAACGTAACACCAGAAAACTAACACCCTCACCCGTACCGCCGATAAGAATTAATTTCAAAGTCTCATATATTCTCGGTGGTGCGGTTTTTTAATGCACCAATTCAATGTGGTGTGAATCAAAAAAATCGTTCTTTTTATTATTCAACACCCCGTCACCGTTCCAATCTGCACCAATACGAATTTTAATACCAATCTCAGCAGCAACACCAGTAATTACACCAGCTAAATATATCATTTGCTCTCTGTCTGAGTATAGGGATGGCCACGGGGCAACATCTACCGCATCGGATAGATCATACTCAAAACGCTCCAAAGATTCATCAGAGGTTCTATTGTGGCAACTCAATGGCCATGCAACCTTTGTCTTGCCCTCTGTCATGTATTCCATTTGTCTAACATGATCTCTCAGTCCATCTATTAATTTAACATCAACCACCTGTAAAACCCTATTCATTAATAAGCGAAGGATTGGGTGTAGTTGATTCAATATCTCTTTCGAGTCGTTACTCCATTTATTCATGATTAACAGCCTTTTTACAAGCGCCTTCTCTATATGCAGCGCCGCCAAAATATTTAACAAAGAAATAGTTTCTCCATGCCATAGCAACTAACGCTCTACGCTTTGAAAACCTGTATGATGTTCTCGCAGCATCAACAGCACTCATAGGATTAAGCCAACTATACCAGTGTTTGCGCTCGACAACAGGAAATAGCTCAAATGCAGTTGATTTCATATTGTTTAAAAAATCAATATCGGCTTTTTCCTTTCCGATTTGGTCGTGATAATCACAATCATGCTGACAGGCATCACAGTAAAAAGCGTGACTTGATGGTAGCTTATTTAATATAGTAGTCACGGCAGGCATCCCAGAAGGCCCCACGCCGTTGACCACTTTTTCACCACACCTTGAGCATTTGTGATTTTCGTCAAACTTTCTCATAACTACCCCTTCAGGCAAAGAGTTCTAATTTCTGTATGCTCTTTATTGTTTTCAATAATCAACTCATCAATCCTATGGTGAGAATCTTTTGCAGAGTTCGAAATCCCTTTGATAACAAACCCTGCAATTAAAAGTATAACTGAAGTAAGTAGGCTGATTACCAGCACCAATAATGATACCATCAACCCCATGCTTACGGATTCTACATTTTCCATTATGACACCCTGTTTATTTTTAGATTCATTTCCCAATTAATCGAGCCGGCTTCAGGGTGACGTATAAATACATATAAATAACCTGACTCGACCTCTACAAAAGGCTGATATAGTACCGGAGTAGTGCCAGTTTCTGCCATATACGAAAAGATTGTTACATCTGATACACTTGCTCCACCTTTTGAGATAATGTCATGTTTTATTCCTGCTAAGTCTTCTTCAAAGCCATCAGCCCCCTGTGATATGACTGTAACGGTGTGTGTGGCTGCTTCAAGTGGAAGTGGTCCGGCTATTTTAAAATCTGATTCGTTGGGTATCGATATATGAAACTCTTCAGGCTCAACGCTATCTATTTGATACCATATCGAATCCCTAAATTCAAACTCGTATATCTTCCCGGCGATCATAGTTATATCATTGAGGGACTTGTTAAATATCTTAGAATCATCAGGAGACAAGCCATCACTGTGCTCAATAACTATAGTGCCAAGGTCAGTCACAAGACGCACCCTGTCACCATCGCTACCATTTACTAGTTTTGACTTTGTTGTTCCATCAGTAATATTAATAAATGACTTTCCAAATACGTCTATTGATGTGCCATCTGAAGAATCAATAGAGATATGACTTTTAATATATGAATTCTGCATATTAGTGAAAGCATGAGTGCCGGCATGAGAGCCAGAGTTGACCGTGTAGCCTGTAGCTTCCTGATCACTGACCACAAAAAACAACTCTGGATTATCACTACCGCCAGAGAAGCTGAGTATATTGTCAACAACATAATGATCAATTGCAGGATTGAATGCACCTTTAACATATTTATTCCCGTTCAACATTAAGCTCGAATCAAATGTTTTAGATTGAGTGGCCGCCAAAAAGAAAGAATTTGTATTTGCATCAAGCAGATAAAAGGTGTTGTTTTCGATTATACCGCGCGGCTGCACTGCAAAAATAAGGTGATTTAAGAAATATCCAGCGAAAGAACAATTTGTTATGTTCACAGTTGGAATAATATTTTCATCCTGGCTTGTATCTGTAGACTCACCAGCCCAAATACCGTAAGAAGCACCTGTTGCACCGCCAACAATGTTCATTGCATTAACTGAAACGCTGTTTCGAGAGTACAGCCCTGCTTTTTTTCTTCCTGCGCCCAATATGTCACAGTGATTAAAAGTAGTAGCACCTGAACTATCATCAATCCAAATACCATGATATAATACACTTGAAGCATAAATTCTTTCAAAGTCACAGGCAAACGCATCTTTCAAGTACACCCCAGCCCCACCGTATGCACTCAAGCGCAAGTTTTCTAGCTTTGCCCTGTACAATGATTTATTACCGTTGCTCATTCCTGAGTGATATCTAAAATCAATAGCGTTTCCACAAGCGCTCTCAACAGACAATGACCCGTCAATCTTGAAATCTTTCATTGTGAATTTTTCGTAATTTGAATCCTGATCAACTGTTAATACTGGCTTGCATTTTCTGATTTTAATTGTTCCGGTTGCTGTTGTCACAGGATTTGTCGGAAATACCATTAGGCCATCAGCACTAAAAGCGTCAACGGTTGTCACTGTTACAGAATCATAATAGCCGTTATATTCTTCCTGAGTGGCGCCATAAACAAATATACTATCACCAGTAGTCAGCCCGTGAGCTACAGCGCCAACAGTTATAGTCGCCCCTGAACTTGTCATTATGGTAACATCTTTCTCATCACCGGCAAACCCGTCAAGAGTAGTTATACCAGAAGTCTCACTATTTACACCTTCAACGGTTTTTCCAGCAGGAGACGAAGGTAAATTAATTGTCTCAAGTGTATAATACATTCTATCAAATCGTGTAATATCAGAATAATTAAACGCGTGCTGAGTTGCGACATGGTCGCTATTAGTGCCGTCAGCTTTTGCGCCAAACATTGCAGGAGTTATTTTTATCTCCTGTATTTTTCTCTGATCTCCACTGCCGTCAACCAACAACCCATTTCCGAAATCAGTTGTACCGGGCGTGCCAGTTGCGCCAGTTTTAACCCATATAGCACTACCAAAGCCAGACCCCGTGTAGTATTCTTTAACTAGTACTAAATCGGAAAAAGACCGCGTACTTACCAACATCGCCTCGGTTGATAAATTAGAGACGTAGCCGCCGCCTGTTGAATTAGCCCCAACTATAGAGGCGCATATTCCAGTAAGTGAAACGGTAACAACTGGATCAGTTATAACTATAGTGGTAAATCCACCGGCATAACTTGAATCAATTATTGTGGAGTATAGAAATGATGCGCCCTGCTCAAGCCTAACTGATCGGCCTTGATCGTAAGTATCGGTAACATTTCCAGAAACTTGAAACGAATCAGGCGAAACATAAATTGCAGCAGCACAACTTGACCACTCATCAAGATTATTTTCAGAAACAGGATCTTGACTCCAAATAGGAACATCATCAGCAGAGTGAAGGATCATATTATACGAACCAGAAAGATAGACCTCAGCCCACCCTTCGCCGTTCAGAATAATAGGATTTGTATTGGCTACATCACCGGCCTCACCTTTAAAAGTATCTTTTGGATCAGTTGTTCCAGCTCTATATGTGTATAATTTACCATACGCAAGGGGTTTTCCGTTAGCGTCCTGCCCGTAAAACTTTGGCCCTATCATTCCTATTGCCATTATTTCTTCTCCAATTCGTTCAATGTTTTTGTTATGCTGAAATAAACGTCTTTCAATAATTTATTCTTCTGAGCATACAAGTTCTCAATTTTTTCTGTTTTTTCTTCGCCTGTTAAATTCTTATTATAGGTTATATTAGAAACACCTTGCTTCATAGATTTTAAGGCGGTATCTACTTTTTTAAACAGCTTATCCAATCCTATAAAAGTTAGTTCTTCTTTGCGCCTTGTAACCTCTTTAATTGTTTTTTTATCCTTATGAGCCTCAGAAATCCCGAAGCTAAAATTTGCCTTTGCGGTTTCTGCGCGTTCTTTCAGGTCATAATACCCAGAAGTGTACTTTGTTCGGAAGGGAATTTTTTTCGGGTTAAACTGCTTTGTGATCATATCGCCGTAAGATCGCTTATTAGGCCGCTCACCCCATGCTTCATAATCCCAGAGGTATTCTTCTGTATTTTCAGCAATAATCTCTTCAATGTAGCCAGTATATCCTTTAATAAAGTGACGCGCTCTATCCGGCGAAACACCAAGGCCTTTTCCGATACGCTTATATAATTGAGGTGTTCTATCTGAATATTGGTATTGTGCAGACCTTGGCTCTGCGCCTCTTCCTACAATTGGAGCGCCGGTAAAAGTAGTATTAAGATATAAATCAGAAATAGGAGTTAATATACCTGGAATTGCATCGGCACCAAGGTGATATGTAAGGGCGAAAATGATATCATTGCCCACAGTTTTAGACTCTTGACCCATCAGCAAATCAGTCATACCCTCAGCAAATGACCCTAAAAGAGTCACCAATCCGTGAGGTTTTGGGATGGTATAGTGCTCACCATCAATAAAATAGTGGAAGAATCGCGCTTTCTGATCAGGAGTAAGCTCTTTATATTTCTCTTCATCACTACCAAGCAACGCTAATGACATATGAATCGACACATAAAGCATACCAATTGCAACCATTTTAGCCTTAAAAGCCGTGTATTCCTGCTCACCATTTGGGTTCTTGAAGAAATTACTCATTCTGATTTTGCCGTTACGCTCGAACATTCCTCGAAGGTCACGGTCAACAGATTGAACGTAGGCCCCGAAAAATGGAACTGTACGCTGTAATCCGACAAACGCCGCATATGAGCCATGTTTTGCAAAGTCAGTTGAGATCTCGCGAGACATAAAAGCTGCTTCTCTTGGAGATTTGCCCTCAGACTTCATCCGGGAGTAAAAGCCGATACGAGTCGCCATTTCCGCAGAATCCATAATGTTTACATAAACATCAAGAACATCTTTCGCAATTTGTGCAGGGTGATAGAATGGCTTCTTAGCTTTGTATTGTTTTGTATCTGAAAAGCCGAAATCGGCCTCTAAAAAGGTGTTAACTCTGCCGCCACCTGGACCACCCTGAGCCTTCATTTCTTCAAACAAATGACCTTTGCCGACTGCCGACTTGATATATTCAGTCAATCCTTTTATTGGATCAATAAGCGGGTTATATTTGCCACCTGATAAAAAATACGCCTGTTGCTGATCTCGAACAATGTTCGGTCCAGCAAACTGCGCCATTGATGTTATTGTAAGTGTCTGGAATTGCTTAACCTTCATTGCTACTGAAAGAGCGGTTCCAGCTATTCCTTTTGGAAGAGCAAAACCACCAAGAGCCTCAAGCATATCAGGAAGAAGCTCATTTTCTTTGTTGAACTCAACCCAAACACGTTCGCCGGTGTCTTCATCTATAAAAGAGTCAACCATAGTCTCAGCAGTTGAAGGTTTGTTTCCGAAATTCCAAAACATAAGCTCTTCCGGGTGCTCTTTGAAGTAAGACTCCATATCTTCTTTAATGCCAAATTCAGTCTCAAGACCAAGCTCTTCACTCATTTTCTTTGTTTTTTGCAGCATCTGATCAAGCATTACTTGAACAGGCTTTGTGTCAGTGTCAATCTCAGTGAACCACTTTGAGCCCTCTTGAGACTTCAGCCCCTCTGAATACATATCCCGAAGAGCTTTCGCCTTCAATGCACCTTGTAAGTGTTTTGAATCCTGCATTAAAATATTATCGTAAACGTGCCTTATATTCTGGGTGCCACCTTTCAATTGTTGAAACCCTGCACCACCACCTTTCCCGGACTCAATAACGCCTTCAGTAACCCTATGAAATGGAACATAATTCCTGTTTCTCTCAAGCATCTTCTTCGCGGCCTTTGCGTCCAGGTAACCAGTAGAAACGTAAAAATCCATTAAATTCTCACGGTATTCCTGATAATCCTTAAATGCCTCTTTGAAGTATGGGTGCTTTTTACCGAGCTTCAATCCTTCTCTGATCATGTCGGGGGTTATTAAGTTCTCACGGTCCTGTTTGGTGGTTTCGGTTGCTCTTCTCGCAATAAAGTATTGTTCCTGCTCTCTTAACCTACCAACACTGTGCTTGAGTGATTTACCCCAAACATCTTCAATTGAAGGTCCAGTGAAAGTGATATTGCCTTTTGAGTCAAATTTTGGCGCACCATGCTTCACGGACTGCTCAAATATTCCATCAAGGCCATTTAAAAGTTGTAGTTGTTTGTATGGATCGGTTGTAGCATCACCTAATTGACCCTTAACATCAGCAGTAATCACTTTTGCAGCATGAATATGGTCAATGTATTTTTGGCGCTGCAATGATGTTGGCCGCCTATTCAGAAATCGAGTCATTCTTTCTTTCGCGCTATACTGGTTACCGGAAGTCACAGCCGCAAGTCTCGCAAGATCACCCTGGTTGAGCCAACGGTGCATATCTGCCTGCAATAGCTTCATTTTCCTGTTCATTGACTTATCACGACTCAAAACAGCCTCAAACCGTTCAGTAAAATTAGGAGCAAGCTCAACAGCTTTATCATACTGAGTCAGCCATAATCTAACATATTCCGCAAAACCCTCAGTAGCTTGAAGTCCTTTCTTTGTGGTATAGCTCAAATCCGAAACCTCACCGAGACTCGCAAAATCACCTTCATAGGCATTTGTGAACTGTTTTTTCATTTTGTGGTGAAAATCCATAAAGTGAGCCATTTCGTGAGAAAGGACCTCAACAGCGTGATAGTCTTTGGTTCTCACTTCTGAGTTCTGTATATCATATGTGCCGAGAGTAGATTTTCCTTTCACTTTACTATTATAAAGGCGAGGGCCGATAATACTCTCAACTTGAGCCTGTATACCCTCTCTCCTTGTAGGGTTATCCTCTGGCTTAAGTTTGATCTCTTTGTCACCAATGCTCACCATATCGTTTGACGGGCGCTCAGGGAAGCCCATAGCGCTATAAGTCATTTGATATTTAGTGCCGGGTTTGTCTGCTCCGGTTGCGTTTAATTTTGTGGATTCTATTGCTTTGCTTGCTGAAGTAGGCTTTTTAGTTTCTCCTTCAAATTCCTTCTCAATATCTACCTTTGTTTTTGATCGTATGATTTTTACATTTTTCTTATCAAAGACTACATATTGCTTTTCTTTCGGGTTCATGTTATCAATGACGCCATCATGCCCCTTATCAATCAAGTGCTCAGTAAATGCCTTCGAGTAGTTTACATCTGACTTCGCCAAATCTTCCATAGTTTCTGATGGCACGTCTATTTTAGGTATATCTGCCTTAGAGTTTATTGTATAAGGATTTTTAAGGTCGAGCTCAACCTCTAAAACTCTGCCATCTTTCTTAGCGTAACGCTTTGCGACCTTTACATCATTTGCAAAGTAAAAACCTTTGCCATACATTCCTGAATCTGTCGATGTTCCAATTTTCCCCTCGTCAAACTCTTTAAATTGTTTAACTGTACCGTGAAACGCTTTAACAGGCTTTTTCTTACCGCCATCAACAATCCCCTTATAATACCCAGAATCCTTGATTTTTGGGGTTTCCATGCCCATTTTAGAAGAAGCTGACTTTTCTATTTTAATTGCTTTATATGGTAAATGCTTGTATATTTTACCTGTATTTTCATTGAAGTAAAACCTGTCTCCGCTAGATGTTTGTTGAAAATATTCACCGTTCTCAACAAAGTGATTTTTCATTTTATCAATATTGTCAATGTTTTCAATAATTGAATCCTTTACAAAGCCGTAGTCTTTTGGGTAGCCGCCCTTTAATACCACTAATAGCGCCCCGCTTTTGTCAGTATTGCCAGATGAATCTATTTTTGACATTAATTTAACGCCGCTATCTGATCTTGTTACATTGTAGCTGGAATCTCCTGATTTCGCTATACCTACATTGCCACCGTTAAGGGCTCTTATGGATTCATTGTATATTCTTACAATTGTTTCTTTTTGGTTATTTGATAGAACCTTATTTCCTTTCTTGTCAAAATCAACGCCATCAACAGTTATCTCTTCATCTTTGATGATTTTAGACTCAGGTATAGCGACTCGCTCAGTTTCGACATTTTCTTCAGGAATAACTTCAGAAACCTTCTCTTCAGGAGTAAAATCTTCTTCAATTTCTGGATCCGGCAATGGTTCAGGTACTTTTTCAGCCTCAACCGTATCATCGAGAACAAATCCTTCAGGGATTGGTTCAGGTGTAGCAACATCTTCAGTAACAACAGCTTCTTTCGCTTCACCTTTTCTCGATAGTTCAGCAGCAACACCACCAGTTGCACCCATTGGCCCACCCATTAAGCCACCAGCAAGAGCGCCAAATGCGCCACGCTCAAAAGATTCTGCGAGAGTCATTTCCGCTTGAGTTCCCCATTTTTCGCCAACGTACTCAATAATACCTTCCTGAACATATTCAGTTACGGTTTCGCCAGCTACAGCCTTTAACCCTTCTTTCGCTACTCTTGCGGCTGCATACCTAAATCCAGCCTTTACAATCTCCTTTCCTGCTTTCTTTTTGAATGCGGCAGTCATCCATTTAAGCCCAAGCTTATCAAATGCTATTGAGCCAACGGTAGCAGGGACAGCCTCAAGCACGTCAATCATCTCAGTTTCTTTCTTGCCTTTATTTTTAGCTCTCTCACCGCCCATTTCTTCAGATCTTGACATTACATAAGCAGGAAGAGCGTAAGTCATAGCTACCATATCAGGGATAGATTTTATGCCTTGTTCAACGCCGAACTCAGCAACTTTACCCAAAAGATCGACATTCAATAGCCCGCCCTCTTTGTATGAACTCTTAATATCTTCAGTGCTCACGCCTTCTTTATAATCATAAAATTTCGTTTTACGGAATGAATCAGCGAGCTCATCAGCAGATTTGCCCTCTTCAACCCTCTTTGCTTTCCATTTCTCTTTGAATGCCTCTGCTTTTTCGGAATCACCAATGAGAGTATAGGCTATTTCATCAATGCCAAATTTTGCGGCCTTTGTTTGAGTCCCTGCAAACCCTAGTAAATTACCGACAAGCTGATTTGATCTTTCGCCAAACCCTGCACCAACATTCAAAGCCTTATCACTCATAAGCTCAAACATAGTCTTCTGTTCGGGTGTTTTCTCAATAACGCCTTCAGATGAAAGAGTCTCGTCAATCATGCTATTTGTTGAAATTTGCTCGTTTAATGGTTCTTGTTGTAGATTTCCTGCAATAAGGGGTTGCTCTATTGTAGTTTCATCAACGAGCTCAAAACCTTCTGGAATAGAAGAAGATTCTTGAACAAACTCAAACCCTTCAGGAATTCCGCTTAAATTATTATCAGGTGCTAATTCGAAACCCTCTGGAAGTTGATCTGACATTGAAAGCCTTTTATTTTGCTGTTGAAACCCATTTTCCGTTACTCATAATCATTGTTTCACCAGTTGAAGGATTGGTGATTCTCTGGCCTTCTGTGTATTGTGCACCTGTATCGGTTGGAATTGACATACCAAACTTTTTAGCCGCACGAGTTACCGCTTCGGTTCTGGTGATGTCCCCACGCCTAACAAATTCATTTGCGGCTTCAGTTGCTATTCTCTGGACTTTGTTTCTGGTTGTGGGATCGAGGTTGGTAATATTTCCAGCCTCATCAAATATACCGCCAAGAAGCTCAACAGACTGTTTATACATTAAGCTTTCGTCAGCACTCTTCAGGCCGCCACCACCTTTGCCGCCCTTGCCGCCCTTGCCATCTTTAACAGGCTTTGCAGATCTTTCAATCTCTTGGCCACGCTGATAAACAACATCTTCCGTTCCGACTGAAATAGATTTTGGGTTCTCGAGTATTTTGTCCATTGCCATAGATTTGGTCAATGACATTTGCATAAACTCAGGATCGTATTGCTCAGGCAGTTTCGCTTGAGCTTCAGGAGACACGCCGGCTCTCATTGTTTGATATGCCTTTTGCGGATCCTTTGACTGAATAACAAACGCTGATAACTTACCCATTTCATCTACTGAGCGTTTTGCATTATCAAGTTGAGTCTGGTCCATTGATCCAACTGCTTGCATGAATTTAGCTCCACCTTCTGGATCTACAGCGAGAAGTTGTTGTTGAGCCGATACATCACCGGCAACAGCTTTACCCCTCAACCCAGTGAGCATATTTTGACGTTCAGCAGCAAGACGCTCTTTTTCAGGCCTTTCCGCAATAACTCTTTCCTGTTCTTGAAGTTTAAGGTTGGATAGTGCGTTTTGAGTTCTCGCACCCTTTACCGCAGTAGTTGTGCGGTAAATATCTGCCATGTCAATTCCATACTGATTAGCCGCCATGTTAAGCACCTGCCATGTTAAGATTTTTGTATAAAAGCCAGTTTTGGGCCGCCTGATTCACTGATTGAGCACCACCCTGATAGGCTCCGGCTCTCGCATTGCCCTTGGCCGCTTCGCCCTGAGCAACAGCACGACCTTGATTTGTCATAATATTTGTGGACATATTAGCTAAATTTCTATTAGTACCAACGTTTTGCCCTGCCGCAATTTGTCCAGTTCCAGCCATTGAGGATAAAACATTAAATTTACGGGCTTTTTCTTGTGACTCTCTAGCGTATTGATCGTCATATTCACCTTTAGATCTAGCGTATGCATTTCCGTACTCTTGACTGCCTAATTCTTGACCGAAACCAGTTAAAGCTTTTCGCTGTGCACCACTCAATAAACGACCTCTTGCAGAAGCAGAAGCATCAAGTGCATCAACACCCTGATCCATTCTAAATTGATAGCCAGGATCTTGAGTAACATCAACTTGAGAAGCATCAAAAGCGGGCCTTTCACTCATATCAAAAGCGCCAGTATCGATACCCTTTTGAATATCTGTAAGAGCACGCTCACCGGCTGCTCTCCAAGGTTCAACGTCTTCTCTTGATTGTGCGGCAAGTTCTTTCTGAAGGGCTAAACTAGCAGTTGACATACGCTCCTGTGCGGCGATACCCTTATCTGCTGCATCTGCTTGAGCCTCGCTTGATAGATAAGCCGACCCCGCCCCAACTAATGCCGATCCAACTATTGCGGCTGATACTACTGACATATTAAACCTCGTCTTCTTTTAAAATACTATTTGCGTGATTAATCAATTTTTGTTCATCTTCATCAAATTGTGCCATTCTTGCGCCCATATCAATATTGAACTGTTCTAGCTCTTCGAATGTACTACAAGTTAGAAAATGATACATATCATCTGGGTTATTTTCTGGTGATGAATGAAAAGTAATCCAGTGAGTGTCCTCATGGGCATATCCTACGCGTTTTTTGCCGGCCTTACCTTCAAAAGAGTGATACCCAGTGAGACGCTTCGGCTCTTCATTATCAGTAGAAACCGATATATCACCGCTAATCATCACATCAAAGTGATCAAATTTATGGATTCTGCCAGTTAAAAGAGTTCCTTTCGGAATCACGATCTCTCTTGAGTACATTCCACCAGAAAAAGCGTGTTTTACTGGAATCTCAACTTGCTCTTCTCGAAGCATGGTAATTTCAAGGTTGCGGAATAACTCTCGTTTCTCTTCAACATCTGCTTTAGATATTAAAGATACTATTCCAAGAGATTCTTTTTCGTCTATTTGTTTTGTTAGTTCTTTCATTTAATATGCCTTGATTTGTTTTCGTTAGTACGCGCCAATATAAAACGGCGGCATCCCTGGATAGCTACTTGAGCCAGTTTCAGTAGCCGGTAAAGTAGTCGCTACATTACCTAAAAAACCGCTCCTTGAATCCATGTTGCCGGTTTGGTCGTTTTCTGCCATTTTAACACTATATGTCATCGCCGTTGCTTTTAGTATGGCGAAAAAATAGGTTTCACCACCCAACAATGTTACTGGGCTATCCAATGTGGCTTTTATCATTTCTGAATCAACCGCTCCAACTGTTGTCGCCCCATACCCTAGGCGGACCTTTGCTTTACTATATATTCCTAGCTGTATTGGTATCGGCGGGGAAACTGGCAGGCCGTGTCCAAGGTCTACCAAAAAAGCGTTCATTGAATTTACGGTTATATCGCTGCCATTATGGAAATACATTATATAGTGTGGTTGATCGGCGTCTAAACTTGATTCTAGATCTGTGCGTGGTAACGAGCAGGTTGACACTCCGCCACCTCCACCACCGCCTACCCCAATTTGTGCAACCTGTTCATCTGTTAAGTGGTTGTACTCACCAGAAGCACCCCCTTGAACCCCTTCAAGATCGTTATGATCAGGAATAGTTGTTGGGGTTAGTGCTTGAGTTCTTTCAGCTTCAGTCAAATGGTAATAATCACCAGTAGCACCACCCTGTAAGTCTGGTAAGCTATTATGAAAAATAAGCCCTATACCAGCATTATAATTCGCCTGAACCGCACCAACTAAATCACGGAGCCATATTGTCCAAGTGCGGGTCATTAAACCTTGTTTATCTGAAACAATGGTTCTTTC